GAAGCTATGATTGCGCTGGCTTATGGCTTCAAAGTTAAAAACTCGTGCTATAAAACTCTTGTATTCCACTCAGACGGAAAGCAACTTTTTTACACAGGTAAAACTGGTGTTTGTGTTTCTGGAGTAGTGCCAAGGGAGATCGAAGCTGATTGGTTTATTGTTGAAGGGGAAAACAATGAAAGCTTATAGAACTTTAGACGGAAGTATGAAGGTTTGCGTTTGTGAGAATTGCCGCAAGGAAATGCTTGCAGATGGTGAACACGAGGGCCAGAAATTTACTGAGATTGATCAGCAGGTTCTAGCGGAGTTGTCCGAGGATGGTGTTATCAAGTGTTTCTACTGTACTGAATCACTAGACTTTGATGGCTCAATTCTTATGGAATTTGAATATGATGATCAAGCCTGGTGCGATACGTACAAAGAGCTAAATGAGTGGGTGAATAATCAACGAAGATAAGTTTTTTCCGATGAATCCAATGCACCCACAGAAGAAGCATCGGAGGAGAAATAGTAGGCCATAACGTAGGATAGTTCCTGTCCAATGTGGCCCCGAATTGGTACTAAGATCGGGGCTTTTTTAAAGGGGGCATAAAATGGACGCAAAGCGATACGATAAGAAAATTGCAGAACTTGAACAGTCATTACAAGATGCAAAAACTAGCTATACCTATCAGGTGGATAGGCTATCTAAGGCTCAACGAGAAAAGGAACGAGACAGAGAGAAAATGCTTTCTGGCTTGTTGACATTTCTTACTGAGTTAAATTCAAAATTAGGAGCAATCCAGGCGCAGATTATGACAACAATGGTACAGGTTCAGAAATTATACTCTGAGGATTCTCAAGAGCGTATTAAGAAAATTAACGAGGCTATGAGCTTTATCTCGTTAGGCCATACGGCTGAGGCTGATTTTGAAGAACTGGAGGACTAATGAAAACAGCATCAATACTAGTATTCGTAATGACTGACAACAACTCAAGCTACACGTGTGGTATTTGTAATGAGACTTTTTTATTTGATAGCGATTGGGATGATGATGCAGCAAAAAAGCAAGCTGTTGAAACCTTTCCTGAATGTGCAGGCGATCCAACTGATATTGTCTGCGATGATTGCTATAAGAAATTTTACTCTGATTACTTAAAGAATAAAGAAGAATATATTCAGTATCGAGAACAGCAATTAAAGGATAGTAACGATGACTGACTTAAACAAATACATCGAGCTTAAAAAGGCGGTTGGGGAGTGGATAGACTCAATTAAAACAGCCAACGCCATGACCTGCGACAAATGCCCAGAAGATATGAGGCGTTATTATAAGGCAGAAAGAAAGATTGGCCAAGCAGAGTCTAAGATAATGAATATTTACCATGAGATGAAAGATAGCCAATTAGAGCTAGTACCGACACCATTCATAGACTTTACAGAAACCAAGAGTAATCGCAAATGGGTTACTAAAGAGCAGATGGAGGACTAGATGAAACACTTAATATTTATTTTAAGCGCAGCAATTCTTGTTAGTGGATGTAGCAAATTTAACTCAGCTACTAGCGACTGCAAAAGGCAGAAGATAGAGGGCGTAGATTGCGTTGCCTGTTTCACTTTTAAAAGTGCCGTTGCCATTGATTGTAATTGGGAGGCGAAATGAACAGCACAGAAGCGATTCGATTACTTCAAGATTTAACCAATGGCACAGCCTCTATAGAAGATAGCTGCCTGATTAGTGTGCGTGAGATTGCAGATGTAACTATAACAATCCAGCAACTCTCCACCGAGAACGAGCAGCTAAAGGCGCAACTGGCAACAGCGATAGTGCCTCGCTTCAAAGTTGGCGATACCGTTTTTGTAACTGATATTAGAGGCGGAGTTTACAACGATAAGATTGCAGGTGTGGAGGTTCGCTATTTAAGCGAAGTATTTTATGACGATTCAGAGCCAGAAATCGAGCCTATGGAATATCACGAAAAGCAAATCTTTTCTAGCCAGCAAGAAGCCCAAGCGAGCTTGAACCAGAAGGAGGGGTGATAGGTGGAAATTAAGTTCAATACTAAATTTGAAATAGGTCAAACAGTCTATTGGTTTATTGGTTACGACATCAGAAAGGGGAAAGTTAGTTGGATTATACTAGAAGGCTTCCCCGATGGAAATGATAACTCAATCCCAAACTGGAAAGCTAAGTACCGAGTTGAATATTTTAACGGCATGACTTGCCATGATTCAATTTTAGAAGATTGCTTATATGGAAGTTTAACAGAAATACAGGAATCAAAGTGACTGAACTAGAAGGATTATTAGACGAAGCATTAAACGAGTGGGTAGCGCCAGAAGTTACAATAGACGGATGCTTTACTGATAGAGGCAAAGAAATGTTCGATGCAGCGTTTGCCTTTTGTACTTCAAGCGAAGGTATAGAGTTTTTAAGGCAAGTTGCTGACAAGGCAGCGCATGAAGCTATCGGCGTAACTGATTGCTCCGATGGCACTACATGTTTGAATGATAATTTCAGGGATTGGTGGCATAAGTTTTCTACTAAAGGAGTGTGGATAAGATGAAAGACTGGAAAGTTGGTGATGAGTTCTATTGTAAGGATTCTCACTTAGCAAAGAGGATTATTACTGCGATTGCACCACTAGGATTTGACGAAGATAGAAACTACTTTTGGTATGAAGAAACAAATTGCTTAGGGCAAATAGAGAAGCGATTTACTGATGAGCCTTTAGAGCTTCAAGGGGCTATTGTTTACGCTCAAGAGAATGAGGATTTTTGGGCGCATATAAAGAGAGAATTACTACTAGAGGAAGATAATCAATTTGACGAGGCAGAGTTAAGGGAGGAAACCTAATGAAATACTACGGAGAAGATATGAACAATCGTTGGATTGATTGCTACCTAGATGGAACACTAGAAGAGAAGAGACAAACTGCGAAGTTTGCCATTCAAGATGCAATTAGAGAGGCAATTAGAAGATTGGGGGATTTAGTCGAACGCCCAACGGAAGATGATGTTATTTGCGCTTGTAATTCTTGTTTTGAAGAAGCGCAGGATATTCTAAAAGATATGATAGGAGATGATAAGCATGAACAACGAGAAAGCACTAGATAACATCTGGCAGGACTACAAAGGATTAGAAAACCCTGCGGACTTTGAAGAACTTATGGCAGAGCATCACTTCAAAAATGGTTTTAGGGCGGGATATTCTTGTCTCAGAAGCCAGTGGTATCAATATTTTAATCGCATGATTAATATTGCTCACGCTCAAGGAACGCAAGAGAAAGGGTTTCGAGATTTAGTTGCCGTATTAAGCCAATGGAATCAGGACATGATTCTCAGTCAAAAGACAACCAGCAACCAGCCTAGCGGAAAGGAGTGAGGGGATGAAATTACACTTCAAAACTACTTATCTGGTTTGGGAGGATAAGCACCGAAGTCGATGCTGCTCTATCCCATGCCCCTGCTGCAAGGGCAGTATGTTTATTGAAAAGAATGAGTATCGAGATAATGAGTGGCAAACTTGCTGCTCAAGTTGTGGATTATGCTTCCCTAGTAATAAAAAGCGAGAGGACGCAGTTAAACTTAGCTTATCGTTACATAGTAAAATTACTAAAGGCACAAAATGACTAAGCCGAAAGCGATTACTTTCTGGTACGGCTGGATTTGGGGCTTTACTTACGGCCTAATAGCTTCCCTAGTTTTAGCTTTATTTTTCTACGAGGTAAAATGAAAACCTATAAAACCCTAGTTACCGAGGCTGCGGAGAAGTATGCGGATTGGCACGTTGATTTAAGCGATCCTGAAGCTGATGAGGAATCCATGAAAGAACATGCGTTTTGTTCGAATCATTGTGCGTCAGTACTGGAGTCGCCTGTAGTTAAAGAGCTAATCGAGCAGATTGCGAGGGAGGCACAATTAAATAATTGTCCTGAGATTCTAATTAAGAAGGGTCAAATATCTTATTATCATACACCTTTTAATTGTGATTGGTGGGCTAAGTTTATGGGAGGGGAAGATGGCGATAAAGTATAACCTCATAGCCAGTTACGGAATAGGAATAGCCTACTGTAAGTGCGGTGGCTACGTTAAGCAATGCGACAATTTAGGGAGCAATCTCACAATAATCTGCATTAGATGTAAGAGCGTCTATGAATTGAACTTTGTAAAAGTACCTAAAAAAAGAATAGATCCTAAGTGGCTAAGAGCAATAATAAAGGAGGTGCAAGGTGAGTAAGTCAATAGCGGAGCGATTTGCAGATTTTGCAGTTAAAATGGACTTCTCGACTTTCTCTGTAGTTGAGATAGTTAGTTGGTTAAGTAAGCAATCAGAGAATCGGCCAGTGTTCACGATTGATGAGGTTGAGGCGATTGCTAGAGAGTCCGCTTTTCGTATCGCTGTTAATGGAGAGCAAACTAAAGGGCATTTTAATTGGTGGCAAGCCAAGAAGGCTGAATTATTGAAGGGGAAGGTATGAGCGAGAATCCACTAGATGCTAAATTAGGGCCTACTTTAATCTGGGTAATGAAAGATTTATCGTGGTTTGAATACCCGACTAAGATCGGGGAGATTAAAAATGTGCATGAAGCACAGCAAACATACTTGCAGCATAGTGCTTTAACTATGACCCTAGACCATCCGATTAAAAATACGCACCAATGTCAAAAGACTATACTAAAAAAATACAGACTTTTAAGGAAAAAAGTATTGGAACAACTAGACGCAGATATTGAAGCGATTAAAGAGGCGTTTGTTATATGACTAAGCGAAAGTTTGGCCGCCAGAAGCGGAGGCATTACAAGCAGGGGCTACACTGGAAACAACGAGGGATAGACTATACTGCGTTCTTAATTGGACAAAGGTTAGTCGATTACATAGCTAACACAAAAGAGTTTCAAGATGCCGTATCAACTACGATTACTGAGTTTTTGCTAACTAATAACTCAACAATAAAATATGAGTCTGATGGCACTTTTAAGGAATACAAGGGATCGGGAATAGGGCCAGTATTCACGCCATTTGATTATGAATTTGTACAATCTGAGAATGCAAAGGAGATAGAATGACAGAAATTAAAACATTTGTAGATTTGAAAGGTGTTAGGGATTTGCATATATTTGCAACTAACACAGGGCTTCAAATGAGATCGACAAGCGACAGTTTGTTAGGCGGTCGTGAAAATTGGTCGCTGCTATTAACTTGGGAAGATTTAGTAAAAGCAAAGGTTATGATGACTGAATTGTCTGAGCCAGAACCTACCGAGCTAGAGAAGGCGGCAAGGGAATGGGCTTTGAGCGTTCGAGAGGATGACAACTTCAGCAATCAGAGTTTTAGCGACCAGCAAAAAGATGCCTATATTCAAGGTGCGAAGTGGCTGGCTGAGAGGCTTATAGCCCCCACTGGCCAATGTGAAACCTGGCTAAGTATTGGCGCAAAAACCAAAGTAAGAGAACTAACCAAGACGAGGGAATAAATGAAGGTTCGGTTCTACTTAGTACCAGTGCCGAAAAGACGAAGTAAAAAGCGAGTGGCGTATACCCTGGTTGAGGTAATAGAGATCAACAACATCGTAAGACGTGCAACAGAGTTAGATAGAGAGCAGTACCCAGAAGAATACAAGAAATATTTAAGGAGCAAAGAGAATGATTAGGTTTTACACAACAGTTTTAGGCGACAAGTTCTACTGTCAGATCAACACTTGCAAGTACTCTACCTTCAAATGGTGTAACTCACTTGAGGAAGTAATGAAGTTCTACGAGGAACACTTAGCTACTTTACAACAGTTGCCTGAATCTTCTTGTAAGACAGAAGCTGCTTGATAATGTAGATTAAGATTAGAGGTGCGGCTTTCTTCCAGTCTGAGATAATTGAATTAATCAATGCTGGATCTAGCTCTGCTGCTGCTAAAAATATAGCAACGTGAGAAAGTAAGTTTTCTACCGTAGACTGAAGGTAGCGCTTAGTAAAAAAATCTCGTACGGTTTCGATTCCAAACATTTTTAATTCTCCTTATAATCCACAGTAAAGGTTTACTAAAGTCCACATACAGCCAGGGCTTTTTACTCTCATTCCATTCATCATCATTTGCCATTGGTAGTTGTCGTTGTTGAAGTATTCCCATCATTAGAGCTAGTCTGGTCGTTATCCTCAATAGTAGATACTACCGAGTCGTTATCTTCTGAGATTGTCTGACTAGAGTCGTTGTTAGAGTCTTGGTTGTAGGTATCATTCTGATACTCTAAGCCATCTCCGCAACCAACTAACGCAAGTAATGCAAGTAATATAATCGCTTTCATTTAGCCTCCTGGTTAGATTTAGACTCGCTGACTTGCTTTGTGTCGACTGTTTTATCAGACCAGCCAAGACTAGCTGTTGCATGGAATGATCCACACGCTGAGAGTAACAAGAATAACGGAATTAGGTGTTTCATAAGCCTCAAAGGGTTATTAGTTTTTCAATCTCTTTAGACTCAATTCTGGCAATCACCTTATCAGCGTAAGCTGTAGCGCCATGTTGGTCAACCCAATTTCGACCAGCGTTGTAAGCGGATAGCGCCTTTCGGTAATCACCGCGATAGTGTTTTAGGTTTTCTGACAACACCTTACAACCAATTTGAATGTTTTTTTCTGGCTCAAATAGTTCTGGTAAATAGCCCTCAAAGCCATGTTCTACGGCAGTTTCTCCCATAACTTGCATGAGGCCATACGATACTGCTCTTAGGCGTATTTCAGAATCAAAGCTAATATTCTTATGGAATGGCCCAGGAAGGCTTGAAGGAAGTTTGTGCGCTAAGTACTTCTCAAAGAATCCATCTTCATACCGGAATGCGTACCGATTCCCCCCAGACTCTTGTAGGATTACAGCAGCTACAACTTCACGCGCAAGGCCGTACTGCGTAGCGTATCCCCGGATTGCAATTTCATAAGGTTTGGGTGTTGGCTCTTTAGTAAGAACTAATGACATAAGAACCGCTAAAAGTTTCATTTAGGCATGGCTTGTAAAAACTCTACTGCCTTTACTCCAATTAGACCACATATTAAAAGTATGATAATTCTGTAAATCTTATCAGACTGACTTAGGATAACTCTTGCTAAAAGCCGATTCCCGATATTATTTTTAGTGAGTGCCTTTTTAATATCCTCATGCACGTTCTGCATAGAGTCCTGGTAGACTTTTTGATTTTGATTAAAAGCTTCAAATTCTTCTTTAATCCCTGTTAGTTCAGTAACAATGGTCTTATCAAAGTACTCACGCTGATCTTGGAACAAGACATCAATCTTTTGCCGTTGGCCATTAGCTTGCATTAGGCTAGATCCTTTTTGTAATGATTTAAAACAGACGTTGCATACTGCCTACCCACTGGCCCTAAGAATCTACGAATATCAGCGAGGGTTTTTCCCTTATGGATCTTCAGCAGGTTCTTCACTCGGCCTTCTCCAGAGTGGTACGCTGTCAGAGCAAGCTCAACATCTCCGTTAAACTCTTTAAGGAGCTTTTGAAGGTAGTACGTTCCAAGTTGAATATTTGTCTCTGGGTCTTTTAAGTCAACTTTTGACAAGCCCAGCTCTTTAGCAAGTTGCTTTGCAGTTGCTGGCATAATCTGCATTAATCCAGTTGCACCAACGTTAGACTTAGCATTAGGATTGCCGTTTGATTCCTGTTTAATCACCGCACGAATCAGCGGATGCGTTTTAATCCCTGCTGTCTGCTTTAACTCCTTTGTTGTTGGCTTTGGAGCAAGGGAGGCTTGAAGGCTTTGAGCAACATCAAGGGCATCGCCTTGGCGAATTGTTGGTTTGGATTCTGAGACTCTTTGAGTTGGAGCTTTTTTAGGATTGTTAGCACTTGCTGTTGTTACAGTTCCAATAGCTTTTGTTGGAAGTTTAGTTGCTTGATCTGCAAGCCAAGCACCAGCTTTTGCTGCCTTTAATGCTTGAACTGGAATGGTATTCTTAACAACACTTGCTATACGTTCAGCGACTACCAGTGGGGCAATCGCAGGGGCAGCATAACTTGTTACACCAGCAGCTGCATTTTTAGGTAACGATAAAACATCTTTTAATCCGCCTTGGAACCCAAACTTTTTAGAGGCATTAAATGCCTTAGTTTCAAAATGAGAGGCCGCAGAATAAGCTTTATTAGCATCTTTAAATGCAGTTCCAATTTCTGGGATATTAGCAATCTTTCCTAGTGCTTCAACTTTACCAGTTAGTGATTCAGCAATAGAACCATAAAGCTGATTAGCAAAGTTTTGGACTACTTGTTCTTCTGATGGAAGTCCTTTGTTAAATGCAGATTTGTTTATTTCTCCGTACTTTGTTTTTAAAGTTTTTAAATCTGCAACAGTTTTGCCTGAGCTGTTCCATTCATCAACAACGCCGGACATTTTTTTCGCAAGTCTCTCTGCAAGTGCTGGATCTAGCTTTGCATGTTCTGCAATAAAATTAATTTGTGGTGTGAAATCTGGTTCAGTAGCAACTAGGTATGCTCCTTTTGTTTGTGGAGGGAGATCCATATTATCTAAAAAAGCTTGCTCAATATTAGCAGCATTATCAATTGCGTTTCCAAGTTTTACACCTTGCTCTCCTTTAAAGACAGAAACTCGATTGGCTATCTTAGCAGGGGAATCAGTTATTTTTGTTCTATCAAAGAATCCAGCATCTCTTAAATCAGCAGCTTTTTGTTGATTGACTCCAACTTGCGAGCCACCTTCAACTGGTCTTTTGGATTTAAGACCAGTATCATCTACGAATCCAGCAATCTTATCTTTAAGAATTGGGTTATAACCAACTAATTCATTCTCAATTCCCTTAGCAACTTTATTCATGCCTAGAGATGTTCCTTTAGCGGCTAGGCCAACACCTTTGGCGATTGCTGTTCCAGCAAGGCCCATTCCAGTATTACGCCCTAAATCCGACATATCCTGTTCCGCCGTTGTTGGCGCATCAGCACCAGTAGCTTGATTGAGTTTGTTGAATCCAAGTAATCCAGCAGCGCCACCCAAAGCAGCCCCAAGAGTTGCACCAGCAGGGATTGATAAGCCAAAAGTAAAAGGCGCTAATGGAGTTCCAAGAGTAGCTCCAGTACTTCCACCAACACCAGCACCAGCAATACCAGAGGCAATCGAGCCAGTTCCACGAAGAGTTTTTTCTAATGTTCCATCCTTTAGTGAGCTTACAGGGCTAGTAATTGAATCATAAACATTTCCAAGTCCACTTGGGATTGAAGTTACTGCATCATACAACGCTCCAGGGGTATCTTTCACACCTTGCCATGCACTAGATAAAAAACCAGCTGGTTCTGGTTGATCAAAGTCAGCTTCAGTAAAGATAGTTTTTGATACCGGACTTGTTATAGATGGCGCTGGATCAAAATCTGCTTCAGTAAAAAGTGTTCCCATTAATCCACCGACTCATATTGACCATTACCTAAATCTCTAACTTGGATTGGAACACCTTTGATGTATTTGGTTACAATATTACTTGAAGCTGGTTGAGCATATTTCTGAAGTTGTGATTCTAAATCTCCTGAAGCCATAGCCTTAGCCCCTTCAATAACTCCAAGCTTTTGTTGAGCAAAAATGCTTTGAGCCTGTTGAATAAGTCCTTTAATTTTAGCAGGTGGAATAGTCCAATCTCCTTGAATAATCTTCTTATAGGTTGCAGCATCATAATCAGTTGGCCTAGCCCCTTCAACCGCTTTTGTAATCGTCCTGGCAAGAAGATCTAATTTCGCTTGAAGTTTTCCAGCATCAGATGCTGAAAAGTTTTTCTTTAATTGAAATTCAACAGTTCCGGTTTTATCAAACTTTTGGTCAATATCAGCAACAACATTATCCATTGTTTTCATTAGACCAGCGGTTTCTTGAAGTTCTCTACGGCCAGTCTCACCAAGTAAGTCTAATGGAATTCCGCCAGTAGCAACGCGTTCTGCATCTAATTGTGCTTGCCGTTCAGCAGCCGCAATTTCACCCTTAGCTTTTGCAATACTAGGATCTACTATTAGTTGCCCACCTTCAGACGTTCCAACAATACCAAGATCCGCTTTAGCACGTTCAAGAGCTTTTCGTTTTTCAAAATCAATTGCTTCAGTGCTATACTTATAAAGAGCCTTATCAGCTTCCTTTTGCTTAGCAGCATTAACCGCGACTTCTGAATATGGAAGTAGCGCCTTTTGCATATCTAACTCACGAAGCTTTTCCTCCTGAGCATTCTGTGCCGACAATGCGGTCAATAATGCCTGAGCTTGGATCTGCTTAGCGGTCATATCCTCTGGTCGTTCAGCAGAAGTGAATGAGGGGCTAGAGCTAGAAAACGGAGAGCTTTTCGCATCAAGATACATTTCATCAGCAGCTGAATCACGCCCAAGGCCCATGAGAGTTCCAGAGCCTAGGCCTTGGAGTAATGGAAGTAAGAACGCTTGAGTCGAACTAGTTGCGGTAGGAAGCTGAGATTGTGCAAGTGCAGCACCACCCATGTAGAACGGACTACGCTTGAGATATTCTTCTTCAGAAGCTAAGCCTGCAAGTTGCGAGTATAGGTCAACCATTACTTAAAGCCCCCTGTTGCCCATCCACCAAGAACAGCACCACCTACTTGCCCTAGAATACTAGCATACGGATTAGGCTGCTTAGGCGTTGGATTAGCTTGCTGTTGAAGCTGAATCTGGTACTGGTCATACTCTTGCGGAGAGCTGAATCCGTACTGCGCCCAAACTGGTTGAGAGCCTCCACCGCCCCCGCCACCTTTCATAGCGGCCATAGCCATTTGAGCTTGAATCTGCGCCTGGGTCTGAGCCATCGAAGCATCCTCTGCTTGCTTCTGCATACCGCGCTGTTGGCTATACTGAAGATTCTGCATCGGCATTTGAGAGCGAGCGCCCATAAGATTGCTATAGTCTGAGAGCGCCTGGTTGCGCTGCTGTAAGCCTTCAGTAATGTAGTTCCCACGAGCCTGGGTTCCTACGTTAAACAGGCTTGAGGCGCCAGAAATGGCGTTCTGCTGACCACTAGCAAAGGCTTGAGTGCGAGCATCATTCTGAGATTGCTTCATCAATTGCTTTTGCTGATTGTACAACTCAGAGCCAACAGGTATTCCGCGATTAGCCATTTGTTGCTCGAAGTCCTCTGCTTCCTGTTGGAAGTTCGGGTTCATGCGCTGGTCGTAGGCATTGGCGTACGTTCCCATCTGGTTATTCACCCATTGATTGTAGTCACCAGTTACAGGAGCCTGAGGGCCACCGGCGTAATCAAAAGGCTGAGAATAAGACTGTTCAATCCCAGGCATCTGTTTAAGAGCTGTATCCCCAAGACCAATGTCACCAGTATTAGTTTGATTGATCGTCTTAGTTTGACGCTTATTTAAGTACTGGTACTTAGGCTGCCTTGGCTCTTTTCGCTTAGTCGAAGGCTTACTCCCTTTTGGAGGCTCTGCGGTTAGACCACTAGCTTGTCTTTTAGTTGATGCTGGCATGGGTTATTACTTGTAATAGTAGTTTTGAGGATTCATTGGCATTCCCTTCCAAGAATCTTGAGCTGGTCGAGAGGCTTGTTCCTGCAAACCAGGCCATTGGCCAGGCTGAAAAGGCATTGGGCCATTGCCAAACCCAGGTTGGTAGCCACCAAAATTAGGATACTGCATAGGCTGCCCCATTCCCTGAGCTTGATTCCAAGGCTGCGGATTGCCTTGCTGCTGAGGTTGCTGTTGTTGAGACTGTTGCTGTTGTGGGTGGCGGTTCATCCACTCCTGACGTGCTGCGATTCTATTAGGGTCGCCCTGACCAGAGTTCAGCTTCTGCTGAAGGGCTACCTGGCGTGGATCAACAGTTGGTCGTGCCATTGGCATTTGTTGTTGTGGCATGGCGTTAGGATTCATCCCTTGAGGGCGCATCTCCATTCCAGGCATAGGCCTGGCAATAGGAGTGCCATCAGGCCGAAACTGTCGTCTTGTAGATGGTTGAGAGCCTTGTCTAACCTGTGGAGGTTGAGCCGTAATTCCAACACCTTGTCTATTCAATGCCATAATTCCCCTTTAGGTGTACCCACCCTGATTATAAATCACTTCTATTGCTTGTAAACTCATTCTTTTTGTCGAGTAAGAGCCATCAATCCTGATTGACGCACAACGCCCCATGCCATTAAGCCCCATTGTCGGCTGATAGAGCTTGTAGCTGGTATCTCCAGTTGTGGTTTCAGTATTTGTCGCTGTTACATCTTCAAAATCTACGTTCGCATCAAGCGTAAGACTTAGGTTTTCTGACTGGTAAACAATTGGCTTAGCTGAGACAAACTGCTTTAAATGCGCTCTGTCGCCGAAGTAGTTGTAGGCTGGGCGAAGCTTACAAGTTCTATTAGTGGCAGCATTAGTTAAAGGGTCTGTATCAACATATCCAGTCCAAGCCTTCATTACTCGGCCTTTAGTTGAACCAAAGTATAAATCTCCATTAAACACGCACCAGTGAAAAGCAGTAATTCCAGTCCATCTCCACCAACTACCAGTTACAGTATTCATTACAAATTGCTCTGTACTAGCCCCAGAACTGGTAGGAATATTAAACACAAGCATATTGCCTTGAGGATAGAACACTCCACAAGCATAATCAGAATTAGATCCAACACTAAGAATTTCTTTAAAGCTTGGGTTAATCTTATCCGACAAAGGAACAATATTTGGATCGCCTTTAAGAACATCTGACAACAGGATAATTCCTTGATAAGTCATAATAACAAGGTTTGCGCCCCAATAAATAAAGGAACGCGCTCCAATTGCAGGAGGCATATAAAACTGACCAACTAGCGACCAAGTTGTAGAGCCTGGATAATCGCCCTGATAAAGCAAAACTTCCCCTTGATCAGAGATTGCAGCAAAATAAACTTGTCCATCAAGATTATTTTGCTGAACTGTTCCAATAAATAAGAGCTTCCCACCTAACTTGAAAAGAGATTGAAAATCAAAAGAAGTTGCTGCGCCAGTGATTGAATCTACTCCAAGATACCACATAGTTGCAGTAGACGCCTGAATGAAGTAAATGCGGTTCTTGTATGTTGTTGGGGTTCTAAGAGTAGTAACAGTAACCCCTGTAATCCCTAGAGCCACGTTAAAAGCAGACCCATTCCAAGTCGCGAGATAACTTGTACCTGCCGTAGTAATTGGAAACCAGATCCGATTCCTAAAATTTACAGTCCAAGTAGGAGAAGCAACAGGGAAGCCAGCATCAATAAGACTGTTTACGGTAGCCCCTGCGGTACTAAAAATATATGTTTCACTAATATTATCTTGAGCCACTAAATGCTTAGTGCCATCTTGAGCATTAAATTCCCCAAGAGTAAGAACTTTTGTAGAGTCTGTAGTATCGGTTTGTGCAAAAGATGTTGTTCCTTTCCGAAGATCAACGCTTCCACCATCTGAGAAAAAGTTAATCGCTTCTACTGCATACGATTCTTCCATCTCTGAAATTGGATCTTTAGTATTCCACCCTAAAACTGGAGGAAGGATAGTAGCTGATCGCGCAGTATCAACCATTTACTTTTTCTCCTTAGCAGCTTTAACTAAATCAGAAAAACTAGTTCCCTTAGATTGTGATGGAGTAGAAAGCGCAGCAGCTACTTGAGAAACTTGCGCTGGCCTGTACATTACAGTTGCTGAGCTACCACCAGGAAGCTTAATCGTAGGGGCCGCGTTTTGTGGTAGTACAGCAGTTGTAGTACCAGCCATAGGCTTTATCGATGGCTTTCCTGAGAGAACTGAAAGCAATCTATCCTTAAGAGTTGAGTCAAAAGGATTAGCATTTAGCGCACCATACTTAGAATAGACTAAGTTCTGCCCTGATTCTTTTTGATAATCTAAAATCTTCTGTGCAGCATCCCTACGCTGCATTTCTGTAAAATCCTGCATCCAGTTTTTGCCAGTTGCTTTTTGCACTTCTCTAATAACATTGGCACTACCCCAAATATCATAGGGCGATTCAATCGGGCCTTGTTTCCCTTTGTTTTTAATAGCGTTTAGCTCATAGTCTTTCATTTCTTGAGCCATCTTTGCGTAATCACCGCCAAGCGCCATGCGATCTTGATAGGTTTTTTCAGTACCCTCTGGGCTAAATTTTAATCCATTTTTCATCAGCTCATAATTAGCATCATCAATTCCACCCTCTTTATATAAGGCAGCAAGGTTTTTCTTTTCTCTATCTTTAGTCTTAGATGGTCGAAGAAATGTCGCGCGTGCAATTTCTGATAATCCACCAGTAGCCATACCAAGAGTAGCACGACCAGCAAGCCCCTCCCATCCTTTAGGCTTTTCCTTGCTGAGTAGATCTTTAACGCCTTTTCCAGCAGCTAATGTTCCAAGGAGTATTCCAGCTTGTGGGCCAATACCAAGAGATCCAAAACTAGAAAGCGTACTTGGAGCCGTTGCAGGGCCATAGGTAGGACTAAAACCACCGCTTGCATTTAGTGGGCCAGCAAGCTCTGTTCCAGTCGTTGGAGCGGAGCTTGATAGCGCCTCTTTTAATCCAGCCTGAATTACAGGCGCAGGAATTCCAACAGGGGAAGCTTGCTGTGCTTGTGCAGCAGCTAAAGCCTCTTGTCGTTGAGCCTCTTGCCACTTTTCAATTAGTAATTGTTGTTCGAGTGTTAGTGCCATAGTAAATTACTGATTAAAATTTCCATCGGGATAACTCCATGGCCCCAAATATGGCGGCAGCCTTGAGTAGGTATTTACCGATAACACTCCACCACCTTGAAGTTTTGTCTTTGCAATCTCAAGTTGTTCCTCGGCTCTAGCTCTAAGGTCTGCATAATCTAACCCTCTTTCACATTTAAATCGCCATACCGCACCATCAACTATGAATTGATTATTAAGAATTACTTCATCAGAATCATAAACAAAATCAGGATAGGTTTCTTGTAGTGTCCAAGTAATCAAACCATCATTTAAACTGCTTGGAGTTGGTGCACTTGTTCCAGTTGTAGCAGCACCTGTTGAACCACGATTAAAAATGTAGCCATTGTAGGAACAGTACTGGAAGCCAGCCCAAGAGGTTGATGCTGTCCAAGTTTTAGGTCGTCTTGAAATGGTTGAACAATACTCATAAACGCACTCTTGACCATTATCATCACTGGTTGGAGTTGGGTCGATATAAAACTGCTTATTCTCCCATCCTTTAACTCGGAAGCGTTGTCTTGGAAGTGTTGTAATCAATCCTGACTTGTAGTTCTGCCACATAACAGCATCAACAGGTCCAATCAAAGGCCAGTGCTGATCTCTATTCCAAAGAGTTTCGTTTAGCTTGTAGTCGTAATCAGCAGGGAGCGCATAGGAAGCTGTGTCAGTTGCAAGGTCGAAAAGATACTCCTTCTGTAATTCAGGCCATGCAAAATCATCTTGCACTTCATCCAATGCCTGATTGATCATCGCTTTAAGCAGAATCATGTTATTGCTAGTTGAGCCAATAAAAGTCGCTGGTACTGGTAGCATTAATCTTTGAGCGCAAGCTTGAGCGATTGCAAGTACTGTCATTACCTAATCCTATAAGTGTAAGTATAAGCGCAACCAGTGTTGCTAGTGCTAGGCAAGACCCCTGCCATATAAACTCTATCGTCAGCAGTATCAGCTAGAATAGCAAATGCCCCTGTAATACCAGCATCCACAGAACCGACACCGCCAGCATCTTCTACAGCACTAAAATTTGAGGCAATCGGGAGACTCATCTCTATTCTAATAAAGCCAGAAGCTGTCGGATCAATATCGACACGCCCACTAACTGTAACTACTGAACCAACTCGCAAGTACTGTGCTGTATATGAGGTAGATGAAGCAACGTTCGTAACATTCGTCAGTGTCGGTGTGTAAGTACCAGAAGCAAGAACAGGGAGAGATTCAATCTTGTCATAAATTGCATTCTTAGTCGGAACTTGAGTGCTTCCATCCCAACCAGCAGCGTAAGGATCGTCTAAAACAGTAACGGCGCCAGTAAAAGTTCCAGTGGTAGTAGAAATTCCACTATCAAAGTTTCCATCCCCAATCTGCTTAGCTTGTTGTGGGTTGAAGCCCACCTGCATTAAGTTTGCAATTAAGGGCATTATGCAGCAGCTTGATAGTAAACTGTTCCTAGTCTAGCAGTAACTGTGCCAGCTACTAACGCTTGTAGAGTGAGCTTCATTGTAATCGCAGTAGTTAAATCAAGTCCTGTGATTTCCTCGTAAGCGTTAAAGAAAGCCCCTGCTGAGTTTGTAGATCCTTGATTAACTCTAATAGTTGTAGAATTAACTCTAATAATAACCCCTTGCTTTACCCAAGAAAATACTCCAGAAGCAGTTATTACAGAATATGCAGCTAGAATATTTGTTCCAGCGAAATTAACAATAACATTACCATTAGAACCTGTTGCAGTACTAATTCCAGCATAGTTAAAGAATAACTTATCGCCATTAGCAGCTAATTGCCCTGCCGGGACTGTAAATGAGTAGGCATTAGTAACGGAAGTCCCACTACTTGCGGCATCGGTATAACCATCAAATAATGTTGTAACTATGCTAGAGGCACTACTACCACCGCCAACTAATTCAAATTCACCAGTAAGTGGGTTTAATTTTAATCCCATGTTATCCTCTTATGTTAATGTAGCAGTAGATAATAATTCTTTTGTTGAGTCGACATAAACAACAACTAGAGTTGCTACCGTAGCCCCACTAGCCCCACCTAATTTAAATGTATACGTTTCTGTAGTGGAATCTGTTTGCGCCATAGAAACATAATCAGCGTTAGGAATAGCAATTCCATTTAATCTATAAGACGACCCACAACTTAAATTTTCTCTATATCCCATAATCCCCCATGAGGAAGTAAAGCCCCTATTGCTAGGGGCGTAATATTAAGCTTCCTTAGCGTAAACTGAGACTAACCAGTCCGTAGAACTCAATCGAGTACATACGTTACCAGCAGCAGCAGCACACGTTACAGCAGCACCAGCAGATCCGCCGTTAAGCGTTCCACTTGCAGAGTGCGGAAAAATGTTAATTGCATTAGCACCATTGTTTTGAACAATAACTGGCTGACCAATTGGAGAGTCTGGCAACTTAACGCCAGTACTTGCAGCAGCAGTACTAACCACGTTTACCAAGCTAACCAAAGCCAACGCATCACCAATAACCGTTCCAGCAGCTGTTAAGCCAGTAGAAACGCTTTTGGTGGGAGCAGCACTAATAGTTTGAGTAGCGATAACACTCGCTGCCTGACTAGGTATTCCTGTTGCCATTAAATCTGATATTTCACTCATTGTCTTATTCCTCTATAAATTTTCTACTTGTTTTTTTAGCTTGAACGCTTTCAGTCGCAGCTTCCTTAGCTTGAGCATCAACACGCTCAGCTAGTTCCGCCATTTGTCGCCTCAAGCTTTCAATCTCTGCATCTTTCTCAGCAAGCTTAGCATCCACAGCAACGCCGGGGGCTAGTGCGTCAACTCGCATCTTATATGCTCTTGCTCTCTCACGATCATCCCGAGCGCCCATGCCGAAAATCTGAACATCAGAATCGGACATTGTAGCAAGACGCTCTACTGAGAAAATCTTGTGAAACTTGTAAATCTCTGCACGAGCTGGATCGTTCTTAAACAACATGATGATTGGAGTTCCAAGAGTATCTTCAGAAGCGTTGCGGACAAATAAGTTCCACTCATTTGGAAACTTCTTAATATCGGAAACAGTTGCAAGCTGATCTACTTTCCACTTTTTTGTTTCATGGTCAAAGTGAACTTTATCTTTAATTCGTCTACGAGTAATTAGGTTTCCTAGATTACGCTCTTTATGAATGTAGACAAAATTTTCAGTAACTAATTTACCTTCTACGCCTGATTTGAAAGGCATTTCTTCAGAGACTAATTCAAATTTAGTAATCATAGCTCCAGGGTTGGTGTCATTTTCCCCATCTACATGATCGAATCCTTCGTAACCTTCGATATGGATTGTTGGTTGTAAGCTCATAAATTCCTCTTTTAATAAATTTAGGGGTGAGTTGCCCCACCCCTAAAGGTTGTTATGCGGCAGCAGTTGTCATATCACACGCAGCAAAGGCAGCAGCATTAGCAGCCGATGTAATTGTGGTAATCAACTTCAACCCATTGATTAGAGTTGTAGCAGCATCATCAACAACACCAGCGGTTGCAGTAGTGTAGATTTTAACATCTTGCACGCAAGATGCAGCAAATCTACCTGTATGCTGACCACTTCTCACTACCCAACCATATTCGTTATCAGCAAACGCTACTTGAGCGCAGCCAACACGTGCTGGTTCGGTCGAAGGGTTAGTTGTTGTGGTTGCACTAGCAGCTTGGAAATCATCATCTATCTTAACATAGTCATAGATAGTAATGGCTCCACTAGCCTGCACGTACTCCCATCTTGAACCAAGATCATCATAAGTTGATGTTCCTAGATCAAATTTCTTGTCTGTTGACGTTTCGCGCAATCGCGCTCCAGTCAAATTTACGGAACTTGATGCCATAATATTTTCCTTTTAAATTAGTCGTTATTCAGAACACCAAGTCTGCGGAAGTTCTTAGCGGTAAGGTTACCCATCCACGCCAAGTACTCAATCTGAGAATCTTGATTGAAGCTATCACGCTTAGGCAATCTAACAAGATTGCGGTTAGTGTGGTAGCAAAGATCCATAACTTCTGGGTCAAGAAAGTACATAGTACTTGCTGGCATTCCAGAAATAGTAGGCTCAAGAACAACTTCAGCTCTCTTATATTTGTAAGTATCGAAACCGATCTTAGCAAGAGTCGCGTTGTTGTCAGTAAGTCTCTGTAATGGATGAACAGCAGCTTCATAGAATCCAAAAGTTGCGTTATCAGCCAAAATACCTTTAGTCTTACCTTTCCAAGCCTGGATAAGAATATCCAAACTATCCATGTACTGAACGATGTTTGATGCAGATAATGCAACACCACCATCAGTTGTAGCACGATAGAACTGGTTCTTAGCAAAGCTGAAAGACGATCTAGAAATACCACCAACAGTTCCTGTTCCGTTATCAGAGATAAGGGCTTGGAGTCCGTTGATTTGATTTGAGAGTGAACCATCAGACAAAAGATCTTCGTTGAAGTTATTCTCGAAAGACATTTTAGCATTAAGTACACGAGAACGAATCAAGTCGCGGTTTTGGGATTTTCCAGAGTTCTGAAGAATCTCACGACCATTGGCCTGAATGTTAATCGCTACCTGGCACCACACATACTGGAACACACTGAATACTTCGTTGGAACTTGTATTCAATTGCTCATCCCCAGAGTAACGCTTATAACTTCCGTTTTCAGCGTACATAATTGGGATTGCGATAGTTGGGCCACCATCTACACCGCGAACTGAACCATGCTCTTTTAGAAGCGCAGTAGTCGCATTTTTTGTCAGAATGTTATCGAACAATTCGTCCTCTAACTCCTGAACAGTTACTGCCAGTAAATCACCAGCAAAGTTACTATTTGGACTTGTCATTTAAAATTTCCTCGTTAATACGAGAAACAGCCTAGCGACCAACCGCGTCAAACGCTTTATTGATTGCAGAATCTAGCTTCTCGTTAAAATTATTTCCTTTCAAACGAGATTTCGGAGCTAGTATTGCGGCAGATGGCGCACCATTAACAGAGCTTGCAGCAGCTTGTGCCTTTTGAGCGTTAGCAGCTAAAGCAGCTGGATTTGGTTTTGCCACAGAGCCAGAGAAAGACATCACTTCGCTTTTTACTTCATCATATGCTTGTGTAAGCACATCAATTAGTGAAAGTTCAGGATTGGCTTGCCCTATCATTTCTGATCGTTGTGTGATTTGAGCCGCGAACTTTTCAGCAAAAGGTCGTCTTAATTGCCCTTGAGAATCAGTTGCATCCTTAAAGGAGTCAACTTGTCGGACAAATAATTCTCGCTCTTGAGATTGTCGGTACTCAGTCCACTCTTGCTCAACCTTTTGGGCTCTTGCAAGGGCTTCCTCAACACGTGGATCATTAGCGCTCTGTTCTTGGTAATACTGTTCTGAATCATCGTCATATAGGCTTTCAGGGGTTAGACCATTATCGGCCATCAACTTGCGAATACCAGATTTAATATCAGAAGTGAGAACCTTATCCCACGCTCTGTACCGCTCTAGTTCTTCGATTGGTGATTTAATGCCTTGCAGCACCATCCGATCTTTATTTGCTTCCCAACCATCATGGAGTTGTTTAGCAATTTGTCTTGCTCCTTCAGTCTCTTGCACAAACCGATTCCAGCCTTCAGATCGCTTGGTATCATAAGCAAGTAGGTTTTTGATCACCTCCTCCTTACTTCCCTGAGCAACGGCTTTCTTTAACTCGGCAGGCCAAAACGCAGGCATACTAGCTGGTTCAAACGTTTCCGCTTGAGTGCTTTCTGGCTCTACATTAGTGCTTTGGTCTGATACTGGTTGTTTTGCAGCGAACTTTCCGCTGGCATCACGTGTTTTAGCCTTTACTGGCTCTGGTGCTGGTTCCGCGCCTTCTGTCTCGGTAGACGCATCAACACCTTCAATCTCTGGCGATTCGGGGGCTTCTGAAGTTTCAGGAGCCTCTGGTTCATCTGGAGTTAGGGAAGCTTCCGCAGCATCCATAGCCCTATCTAACATCTCGTTATCTTCTAAGCTCATTTAACTAATCCTAACTTTTTAGCTCTTTCATAGCGTTCCTGGTTTTCTCTGGCTCGCCACTCTCTTTTTATTGGATCATTAATAATAGACTCTGCTTTATCAATTTTGTCCATGATAACGGCATCTGTAATCTTATCTTTTACCTGTCTTGGTCGTTTTGACAATAGGTCATTACCAACCACGTCTAAACCTAAGGATTTTGTAGCTTTCATATAGGCAGAAGTGGAATCGTAAACCTGCTCTGTTACTGGATGCCAGAGTGGGTTCTTTAGAGTGTCTTGGTGGATAAATGCAGAAGCCGATTCTTTTGGCTCTGAATTGTAAACCTCAACTAGCTCACCAGTTTCTTTGTCGTATTTATAGACAGTTCGGGCCATAGTTCTCATTATCCACAAAAATTAAATTTCAGGAATCCATCATTATTAGCATTACAATCATTTCTTCCTCTGCTGCAAGAATCTGTTGTGCTAAAAATTGTCGTTTTCGCAATTCTTCCAAACGCTTAGCCTGTAGTGCCTCTCTTGCTGCTTCTTCAATCTTGGCATGGAGCTGCGCGTCTAAATTGTTGAGATTATCAATAATTGCTGAGTATTCAGCAAAATAATCTTTGATTTCAGTTTCAACCGCCTCTAGTTCCTCTGGTTTTTCAACAGGTTCATTATCATCTTCTTCAAGAACTGCGGAGAAAATCTTTTTCTTTTTTACAATATCCTCATGCTGACTATCAACAACACCGCCTGCATCAAGGAAATGTTTTGGGTTGAGCAAAAAGAAAAAACTCATTTAATAGGTTCCTCTACGCTTAACGATAAACAACCCATCATCACATAGAAATCTTTCCCCTAACGTAACTCTACGAGCATTACCAAAAACTCTGAGGATGGAAATCTTGGCGCATCCGTTAACATTTCGCTTGTCATTACAGACTAGGGATTTTACGCCTGAACATTTATGATGGCCCCAATAATAAACGCCAGCTTTGCGTGAGACTTTTACTACAACATCTTGCTTAGGGTCTGTCGGGAATTGCTGCCCCTGGTTGTATGAGTACTCCCAATAGTGGAGTGTTGATTCTATCGTTCTAGGGAGCGCCATCGATAGTGTCGGGCAAAGTAAGCATAGAGATAGCAATAAGCTTTTGAAGGTCGTCATAATCATCCCATAAATCTAAAACTAACTTACCTTTACAACATTCTGGAAACTCGTGATTGCATAGTCGTTCGTTAAACTCATCAAATTCCTTTTGTGCTCTATCTCTTTGCCATTTCATGCCAGCGCTTTGCTACTGAATAGGTTCCTGAACAACTAGAAAAATAGTTTGCTGCATTACAGCTTGATTCATCACCATAACCAGAACACGAACCACCACCATCACAACTAGATCCATTCCATGAACAGTTAGTGTAATTCTGAGTGCAGCCACTAGTAGATCCGCAAGTTGATTGATTGCCGTTATAAGCTGAGCAATCAGCAGTTAAGTGAAAGTAGACTAACATGGTTGAATCTTTATAAACTGGCAGATTTAGCGAGCTACCGCCATCAATGTCATATCCAGAATACGGCACGATAGTACAATCAGCTCCACCTGTTGCTACGTTTTTAATTCTATACTCGCGCCCATCGGGAGGTAAATTCGGCAGGGTTAGATTAAGAACACTCGACCAGCTGCATCCAGTCTCATTTCCGCAATCAGTTGAGTTAGTAATCCCTGGGCAGCTAGGTGTTCCAGTGCATGCTGTTCCGTAATATCCAGAACAATTTCCAGTGTAGTAAGTACCAGTACAGGAATAGCTATCATAGCTTCCAGAGCATGAATCGTATGGACTACCAGAACAACTAGTAAAATAACTTCCTGAGCAATTAGGATCAGACCACGAACACCCGCTTGTTGCCTCACAAGTTGTCTGGTCGCCATTGTAAACTGAGCAATCCGAAAAGTTGGAAGTACAGCCACTATGCCCTGAGCAATCCATATCATTAGTTAATGAACTACAATCAAAGTAATTAACAGTACAGCCAGAAGTCATCGAGCAAGTTGATTCATCAAAACCAGAGCAACTTTGAGGATTATTTGACCACGCGCAACTACCACCATAGGAGTCATCACTAGCTAAGCAGCTCGATTCATCATATCCAGAGCATGCGGAAGTATCAGCAGTACAGCCAGAAGCCCCAAGGCAATTCCCCATATTGTATTCAGAGTTATACACTGAGCAACTACTTCCAGGATCCCACGTGCAGCCACCATGCGAGTTCCTAGCTTCACACGCTGCCTGACCTGAGCCAGTATAGCTTGAACAGGCGTTAGAGGGCGTTCCGGTGCATGCTGCCGCACTTGTCCCATCGCACAGCACGTTTGTTGTTGCTGTGCTTAGAGTTTGACTAGACGTTACAAGAATAGTTTTATTCTCAAGCGTTCCTTGATTGCTTAGGGTTGACTGCCCTTGACTAGCAGAACCTGCGCTTACATTACCAGCAAAACCACCCCAACCATAATGAGCAAACCCGGAAGGATAATTGTAAGAATAAAGCGATCCCCCTGTTGTATAGGTAGCAATGCCATTACCGCCCGATTCATACAGGTTAATTCCACCACTGGAATCAAACCCGATAGCCCCTTTAAGAGTGCCGCTAAAATACGCATCAATCCAGGAGTTAGTTCCAGTATTATCAAACCGCAAGTGCCTGCTAGTGCCAGGTGTATAGTTACTTGCAGCCTTAGAGATCGTTTGAGTATCTGTGAAAGTGTTAGCCCTAAGCGTTGCGCCTGGGTTGACTGGTTGCGCTATCGCCACACTGGAGATAAACAACAGGGTTAGAAGCCTTAACACCATTGGATCAGCACTCCCTTGCTGCCTGTTCCGGCGTGAATTGCATTAACTGCGCCGGTGTAATTTATCCCATTACACGATAGCGGAAGCGTTCCGTATTGGAATACTGGAATCTTAGAAGTGGTAGCAGTTGAGCCAAACGAAACGTAGATCGTAGTATCTGATAGATTAATCAACCAGCCAGCACGTCTTGAACTATTTGATGCTAGGATTGTACTACTAGAAGTCGTTACGTTTACAGCCACCTCAGTAACGCTTGAAGTTTTTGGAGCATTAGCATTTACTACCTGTCTTAGTACACCACTCCCCTGGTCTTCTGCTTCGACAACAAAGTCTGGGTTATTCGAGCCCCATCCGTTACTAACAGTCGGATTATTCGCCATCTGTAGACTCGCCTACGAAACCGCTTGGAGTTCTAACCACTTTATGTACTCGTTTCCCTCTTTTAGTTGGTGCAGCAGTTGCTTGCTTATCCGCGAGCTTTTCCTCGTGCGCCATGCGGAGCAGTTCTATTTGCTGCTCTTGAGCTAAGCGTTTTTCTTCGAGCTGTTTCTCGCCCTCACTGTTAATCACGCGGTACTTCTCAAGCTCAAGTCGTGCCTGTTCCATTGCTGACATGAATTGCGCCTTGAAAGTCTCAAGCTCTTTTTCAGTCTCTGCGATCTGTTGCTCGCTTTGAACCTTCAAGCCATCAATCTGAATCTTCTGTGATTCAAGTTGAAAGTCCATCTGCATTTTCTGATTTTTCTGCTCTAGTTCTTGCGTTCTAATCCACGGCTCAAACTGTTGCTTGAATTGCTCAGCAGATTGTTTCATCTGCAACTCTTGGCCCATAATCTGAACCTTCATCTGCTCGGTCTGATTTTTCGCCTGCTCTGTCTGAACTTTCATCTGCTCGTAATCAGGTGGTGGTGGGTTCTGAGCTGCCGCCTCGTCGTTATCCTCAATCTCTTGCATTGCCTTTTCCCAAGCACCCTCAAGCGGCTTGCCAGTTCTAAAAGCTCGCGCTGCAAAAAGTGCGCTCTGGATCATCGGGTTCATTAACTCAGGCCGAAACTGAGAAACCTGCGCGATATTTCCAACAAGTGCGTTCATAGCATTGATGTATTCCATGCGCGATTCTTTATCCTCTTCCTCATCATTCGCCATTGTTGAATCAGTCTCGATTTCAACGCGGAAGGTTCTGAGTCTATCGTTTCTCAACAGTTCCAATGCTGCTGGAAAGTTCTGCTGGTCATCTGGTGGCATCTGATCACGTCCACACATTAGAGCAATCGTTTCATCTGCGAAAAACCCAGGCTCGAAAATCATCTCCGCCATTTTCGCAAGTATCTCTCGTGCAAATCTCTGCACATCCGTTGCGGCTCGCTCTGCTTTTGTTCCCATAGCGCGAAGCTTTCGCTTCTGTGCGCCTAGTGTTTCGTTAGGGTCTGAAAATCCACGAGCAATATCAGGAATGCCAGTGATCTCAAAAATCTGCTGCAGTTTTTCTTGAATCGTTTGCTGCAAGACTGGAATCGCAGCCACACAATTATCAAACGGCAGCCAATCTATGATACCAGCAAAGCCGCCCTTTTCTACAAACTGCGACCAGCCTTTCACAGGCCAGAGCTGGCCATCGTTTAAACCAAGCATGTTTTTAACATCGGTATTGAACTGCTCAGAAGTAGCACCAACTAAGCGCACGCAATCCACCATTGCAGCCTGTCTAATTATCGCAACGTTTAACTCCTCAG